GGTCTGTACCAGAGTTAGCAAAGCTTCGATCAGCGAACTTATAGTGCTGGAGTGTTGCGCCTGGAACCTTGTTTGTATCCAATCCATCAACCTTCTGAACGCCTTCAAGTAACAGGTTCTTATCATCGTCTGAAACACCGCCTGTGCCAGTCAAGCCCTTTGGAAGCTGGAATTCAACAGTAAACAAGTTAAGATAAACAGGCTCGTACATCTCCATAGAAACACGAGATGTCTTAAAGTGAGGAAGTCCCATCAGTCCGACGGAAGTCAATCCAGTGCCATCATTTGCCATATATATTAATCTTATTTTCTTTTATTTTAAGCGGTCGTTGAACGGTTTAGTGTGATAGGAACAACGATCTTTTCCATATTTTGTGAAATCCAAACGCCAATATCAACAATACAGAACTTATTATCGATAACCTCCTTATCGTTATTAAGATCATCACATTCAATCTCATACTTAACAAGAGCACCAGAGTCCTTCATTGCGCTAAGGATAGGATTGATACGTGTGATAATTTCTGCACGAGTTGTAGGTATATTATATGTGAACACATATTCATCAAGAACAGCCTTACAACTAATTTGAATTGTATTGAGCAATTCTCTTACATGCAAGAAGCTTAAATCTGAATTAACAAGCTGATATGCAGTTCTGTCACCATATATAAGAATGTTTCCATTTCTATTAATGATAGGATTAATACCAAATGGCTCGATATAACCTCTATCTGTCTCATCAAAATCATATTCAAGACCTACGATTTGAATGTTGTTGATTATACCATTCATGTTAGCAACAGTCTTATAAGGATCACCACCAGTAAACTTGTTCATAAATGTGTTAGACACATCTGCTGCTGGTGGAACAAGAATTGTTCTCTGTCCGTCCGCATACTTGAAGAATGGAGAGAATACACCTACATGATCTGCACCGTTTTCAAAATCAGGAAGAGTGAATGATTTTGTATCAACAGGATAAACAAGATCTTGGTTTCCACCTTGAGGAATGTATGCAACATCGAATGTAGGACGAGGATCTCCCATCGACTTATCCCAAGCATCTCCGAAGAATGGAGCATCAGACTGAGCAAACTGAGTCATAGAAGGAGCGTTTATAAGTGCTGTACAATGTTTCTTATCAAGAGCAAGATTAGCAAGATGAACCTTACCTCCACAGTTTTCACCAAGTCCATACGCCATTGTATCTACAAGATAACGGAACTCAATCGAATCATTATTCAAAAGACCTCTTCTAATACCCTTGTCATTCAACATTGAATAGATCTTCTCTACACCAGCCTCTGGATCAATGTTACCATCCTTGTCATATCCAGGCATATGTCTGTTACATATTTTCAATCCGCTAAGAGCGAACAAAGTAAGTGTATCATACATACTATTATATGACTTATGTATCTCAACATTCATCTGTGGGCTTTCACCAAGAACTATATCAACAGCAGTAAAGCGATAGATAATTTCACTAGTTTCATCATTCAGATTTTTACGTGTACCACGTTTCTTTATAATACGTGTCATCAATCCATTCTGAGCACGAACATAATCACCTATGTTTACATTTGCACCATCTGTTTCGTTAAGAGTAAACTGTGTAGAAGAATCAATACCTTCATCATCAACAGTCTCATATGTCTTAATGTAGTTCTCTGGATTAGAAATATTATAAGACATAAATGTGAATGGAACAGAAGCATCTGTTGTAAGTTTATGACCAACCATGTCTGGGATGAAGTTTGCAACTGTATCACCAGCTTCTTCATCATACTTACCATCACCAACCTCATCGTAGAAGAATGTTGAGCCATCGAGTGCAATAAGATCCAGAGCTTTCTGGTTAATACCAAACATCAAACCAGTCTCATTACACTTTTTATTAACAAGATAGTCTATAGACTTCATATTTCCTTGCTTATCAGTAAAGTTAGGAAGAATACATCCAGTCCATGTTCCTATAATGTTAACAGCATCAAGTCTAAGGAACTTAGCAAGTTTATCCTTCATAAGACCTTGTTCTGAGAAATATCCAGACCAAACAACATCACTTGCAAATGAAGCATACTTAGAC